CGCGAACTTAGCCAACCGGATCACTCCGTGGCCAGGTACGTCAGCCTTCCGAGATCTGGTAGCATCTACCCCATCAGCTAAATTGGGATAATCTGCTATCATCGCTCGTACGAGCTGATTGGAGACAGAATCGGAAGCATCGCTAAGATCTAGCGTTGCAAGGTGCCCCCTTCGGGACCCCTCTGATGCCATTTGCTGGTTAGGCACTTGGTCATCAAAGCCGATCATGGAACCAAGTACATATTTATGTACGATGCGATCGCCTTTTGGCTCTCGTAGAGCGTACTGACTGTACTTGATTCCTCTCACGAGCATATCCATAATCCCCTGCTGCATATATTGCATGCAGGTAGGTTCTATGGCTATGATTCGTGGAGTCTTCAACGTTTTAGGAACTGTAATGACCCTTACGGGCCTTTCAGATCCAGGTTCGAGCAAATCAACACGGTCGAGGTACTGATAGTACCTCCAGTTTGGCAGCAGATACTCCCCCATTGGGAAGATCCCCTCCAAACGCTGGGTCCACTCCGACTGATTGTACTTCCCGTTTCCGGTAAGACGATCAGCGGTTGCACCCGGACCATGTTTTGGCAAGACGGTATTCTCAGAAATGGATTTATCCACAACCGAGAAGACGTCAGCCAAAAGAAGGCGAGACATGATAGTAAAATCACGGATATCGCTACCCGCGATCTTCTTGTCAAGCCTCCTGATTTGCTGCTCACAATCGATAAACCTCCATATCGCTCTCTCTCGACGTGCATCGCTGCACTCGATTGAGATCTTCTGGAACATCAGCGTAAGCTGACGAACCGCGAAGATAGCTTCGATAGAAGGTTCATCAACCAACCGACCAGTTTCACGGTCGAACACTTGGCCAAGGAAACCCTGAAAAAGTTCAGGGAGACCCCCTCTCCACCGGAAACCGGTGAAGAGGTCGTGGCTAACGTACCCTCGTGAAAGACCTTTTTGGAGGCCTTCACAGAAGGACGGTAAGGTTATCGTTAAAAACGATATCCCCTCGTGTTCAACACGCCGCTTGATCGTTCTTAGATCAAGCGTGGTGCTGGTGCAACACATGGTAGCCAATTCATCGGCTACCTTCTGCCAGAGTAACATAAGGCTTTTCATGGCGCCTCCAATAGCTATCGGGGGTCGACCATCCATAGCCTATGTTCCTGTGCCACTGATCAAGTTCAGCTTTCACCACCAAGAAGTTTGGTGATGTTAGCTCCCGAAGAGGCCGAAAGCCACGTTACAAACGCGTCAATCGGCTGTTTCGCTTCCGCAATCGTAAATCCCGTTAACGGCAAATCTACAACCAAGTATGTTGACATGGTGTAGAGAATGTTCGTTGACGAGATCAGAGGGTTGGGAGCGATCTTCGAGAAATCAACGCGGGCCTGACGTCGAGTACGCTTACCATACTGGTTAGCAATACTCAACTTCACGGTGGCGTCATCCTTGGTGAAAGCACCAAGGTTAACACCACTACTAGTACGCGGAAGCGTATTAGCAACTGCATTGATTGTAAGAACTTGTGGGTCAGAATACATAAGGCATTACTCCAAGCAGAGTTAGACACACGCTGGATGCGTGCGTCTAGATGGTTTGGAAGAATCGACGTCAAACTAGTCGACCTTCCCGGGACCTCGGGAAATCCCCAAGGCCACCAATATGGCCCATTGACGGTTAGAAAAACCGTTAATGTTAAGGCCAAACCCGTACGGTGTTGCCTTAAGACGTACCTTTCGAGTAGTTCCGAAAGTTTGTCTTAAGAAAATCGGACCAAAGTCTCTCAACTTATAGTCCGACAAGGTGTAGGTTACTTCTTTCGTGGATTTCTCCATGATGTAACCCCACCGCAACACTAGACCATCCTGCTGGAATGCTGAGATGTTATGAATAACATCTCCCATGTTCGACACCCAGTCAGCGGCCCAGCTCCATGGCGCAAGTTGCCATACCAATTCTGGTGTTAGCGCAATACCAAAAAGCTTGTTAGCTTCTTGTGCGCACCTATGAATCGAACTTAGAGTATCTTCTCCTAAGTCGATATTATAGGTATAACAACCAGAAAACCAACGCTCTGTCGTAGTGACAGTCGTTGTGGTACGACTACCTTGTGTCACGGATCCGTCTACAATACTAGATTGAATAACCGGTGAGGAATATGGTACTCCTCCACCATCATTCGTCTGTACTGTAGCGGTCTCTGTGGGAAAGGTATAGCGACGACGGGTATTCTTGCCGGAGTTACGCTGAAATTGCTGTAAATACTCATCAGAGTGTTTTACAGCATCAGCAAACTTC